ACGGTTCTGTCAGTTCCCCACTCATCAATGCTTACTTGATCCATCATGATCCTGGTCATGATGCCATTTTTCTCTTCTCGGCTAAGTGTTCTTTTCAAGCGCTTTTGCTCTTGATCAACTGTTTGCTCAAGTTGTCCTAGAAGGAACAATCTGGCATTTTTTTCTTCGGTGGTTTTTGGGTTTACAAGCTTAGTCCAGTCGCTGACGTTTTGTCCTTTAATGACCGGCTGTCTGCCTTGGCCAAGGTTCATGATCGTCATGTCGAAATCAGTCTGATCAATAGCCACCGCAAAGTTCTTTTCTTCGGCAGTCTGGCCGCTCTTGATCATGGTCTGATGGCGCGAAACGTAGCTGAGAAACACCGATTCCGATAGTTGAGATCTGTATTTTTCGATCTTTCCTGGAGCCCACTCTTGAGAGTTTCTTTCCAAGAAAATTTGCGTGTCTGGGTTTGATCCTCGATCAGGGCCGTTCTGCAATGCAATTTTGTCGCCTGGCCTTAACTGAGACCACATGGCAGCAGGAACCTTTGTCCACGCGCCAGGCGCAGACAATGCAATGTCCGAAGATGTTTTTAACACGTTCTGATAGTTCTGCGTCCACGCAGCTTCGGCCTGCCCATGTCTCTGAGAGATGATGGCAATAGCTGCGTTACGCTCGTTGATGTCAGGGATTGTGTCTCTTGCGTGCTGGATCATTGATGCCAGGTTTGGCAAGCCAGTGTCAGCATCTAGCGCAACGCTAGATTTAGTTCCGCCTGTAGTCGATACACCCACACGGTTGGCCCATGATGTCCGGTATTTTGCTTTTTCTTCTTCTGGAAGATTCTTATAAAAAGAGCTGCTTAACAATGTGGTTTCATATCTTGCAAGGCGAACTTCATTAAACTTGGCAACGTCATATGTGCCGTCTGCTTTTTGCGCCGCTTTAAGCATTTCCTTCATTGCACCAACGCCTTGGTTGACGGCTGCATCAAATGCAGTAGCTCGCATTCCTTCCGGCAATTTAGCAATACCGGCCTCGTCCCAATATTTTTTCTTGTAGATGTCAATGGCTTGCGCTTGCGTCAAGTTCATTACTTGCTGGTCGGTAAGACCGTTTGCCTGGCCATTGATGCCATACTTTGTTGGCCCTTTGCCTCCATCGTTAGCAACGAACTTTCCTCCGCCCTCAATCAAAAGCAACTGTGCAATGTTTGATTCAAACGTGGTGCCAGTAGCTGGGCCTGTTTTTACACCTGATGCGGCAGAGTTTTTTGCAGCCACGCCTTGCGCCGTAAAGCCGCCATATATTGCTTCAGCATAAGAATTTGCGTTGTCTCTGGTAATGCCTTCCTTCAATGCATTTTTAAACGTGCCGTATTTTTCTTGGTTGATCTTGCCGTCTTTGAAGGCTTTCTCTAAATACGCATCAGCAGCAGCGTGCTGCCCTGCTGTGGCCATGTTTACAACAACGCCGGATGTCAACGCTGTGCTGACTTCAAGCATCAGTTGTTGGCGCTGGTAACTGTCTGGAGCCCATCCTTCTTTGTTGGCAAATTTAGTAGCCGCCACAAGTGCTGCACCGGAGAATTTCTGATATTCATTCGGAGGGGTGTTTGGCAATAGCGGTAGCTGCGCTTCAGCCCAGTGCGTAGAAGCTTGCTGAACAAGTGTTCCTATCTCTGACTTTGCTTCGTTTTTTGCGTATTCACGCGACTGTGCAAGCGAATGCCTGGTCAACGTGCCAGCGACAGAAGTTGTAAGGGCATCAGCCTTTTGGCTAAAGCCCATCTTGATTGTTTGATTGTCAGCAGCCGCAGAGAACTTGGATTGAATTTCTTGTATCGATGCAAGAGACTGGTCATACGATTGGGCAATGTTTCCCGTCTGGGCTAAGAACGATGTCTGTACCTGGTCAACCTCGCGAGTGTATTGATTGAATAGCTCTTTGGTACGCGCATCGTTGTACTCGTCCTGGAGCTTTTCTTTAATGGTCGCAATGGTGGTATTGAGCTTCATCGAAGCAGCGCCAGCCTCGGATATCTGCTTGGGCGCGAAGTTCTCAAACGGCCTTACTTCTGGCCCAGCCTGGACGTTGCCTGGCCCTTGCGATGAAAGCGCTACCGATGGTGATGTTTGTACGGGTACGGTTGCCATATTTACTGCCCGTTCCTTGCAGCCAAAACAGCCGCCAATGAGTTTGAGTTGTACCAGCTATTCAATACCGATGTGGCACCGCCAATCAATGATGTGCTGATTGCGCTGAATGGACTGATGCTGTCTGCACTTTTAGACGCGCCCGTGGCGTTAACGCCCAACAGGCTTGCTGCGTTTTGAAAGCCGACTTTTTCCATGCGCTTTGCCTCGACCGCTCGAACCGTGTTGCTGTCAATGGTGAGCTTGTCGATCTCTTTCATCATGATCGCGGTTGCCTCAAGTTCTGCTGTGCTGCCAGAGCCTGCCTCAATGCCGGATGCGTTTCTGGAGACCTTGTATTTTTCAATAGCCTGGCCAGCCTGCATGGTGGCCGCAGCCGCCTGGAATGCACCGGCACGGGCTATCTGCCATGCTTGCTGCTCGGCGATGCCTGCGTTGATCCTGGACATTTTTGCCTGGTAGTCATAGGTCTCGCTCTGCATTTTGAGCTGGAGCTGCGCTTGCTGCGCCCCATAGTAGGCACCCAGTGCGCTTGTAAGCCCACCAAATATGTTGCCGACCATTGCTGTCTGGCCAACCGTCTTCAGATCAGCGCCGAGGAAGGTTGGGGTTTGTATCGCTGATGTAGGAACTGCGGCCATGTTGAGCAAACCTCCACGAATCTAATGTTGACAGAATATCCTGTCTTTTTTTGTTACGGGTACCGTTATCCGCCGACCGACACTTCCAGCGTCAACGCGACAATGGTCAACGGCAAAGGGTCAGCCTGGCGCACAAACACCTGGCCATTGTCTTGCCAGGATGGTGTGAGCTGGATCTTGATTTCTTCTGTTTTGAGCGAAGGTGGCGACCCGTAGGATTCAGTGGTTCGCTGCTTCGCCTCGACCAGACTGTCTTCGTCTGGGCCAACAAAGATGCCGGATGACTGGTACACGCGCAGCCAGGCATGGTTCACGTTCTTGTAGCGACCTTGGCCAAAGCCCTCGATGTTGATGGCCATAGGCAGGGTTCTCAAATCAGACTGGTACGGCAAGCCGATCTGGATCACGGTGCCTGCTCGATCAAGAATAATCTTGCCTGCTGTGACAACGCGCCGAGGGTGTACGGCACCATCAGCCAAGATGCTTACGGTCTTGCCTTCTAGGTATGAAAGGCCAGAGATCTCGTTTCTGGCCAGCGACCAGTTTGTGGTGGCTGTATTTCGTAGCGCCACCGGCAATGGGTTGTCTGTCTGCACCAGGGCTGTTGTCGTTGTCAGTGTTTCCAGGATCTTGCACCGGTACTTTTTGCCATCGGTATTGGTCAGCACCACCACATCGTTGATGTCACTGGTTGATGGCGGCGGTATAAAAATGGCGCTAGTAGATGTGATGGTCAGGGTGTCTGCCCGTGTCCAGGTGGTGCCGCCGCTGACGGTCATTGTCGTGGCGCTGGTGTTCTTGCCATCGTATGTTGATCCACAGTCAACAAAGAATGAATTTTCTGGAAGCAATGGATCAATTTTCCTGGTGGCCATGCGTTCTACAAAGCGCTTCACAGAGCCGTTGATCGTTCTCTTGACCACCGCATACAGGGTGTCTTCGCCGCTTTCAGCAACCACGGTCACCGATTCAAACGTGCCATCAGTGTCGTGCTGATGCCACGCCCCCACTTGTTGCTCTGGGACGTAGGTAAGGCCGATCAGCTTTCCGCTGGTGGATGTCATCCACACAATTGGGATAGGGGCCTTGGCAAACGTCATGTCGGTGATCTCATAGCCATCAAATAGATGGGCCGACCGGATCGATAGATCATTGGTTTGAAAGCCGTTTGCCTGCCAGTTGTAGCCCAGCTCTCGAATGTGGCCACCACGCGATGCAGAGTAAACCATTGAGTTGTTGATGATCGCCGGTTGAACATTCGATGCACCAACGTAGGACTGCGGTCGAACAGAGATCGATGTCGGCGTGATCGCATCAGAGTTAACCGATGTCACGCGCCACTCAGCAGAGCCTGTCAGCAGCAGTAGCTCGGTCAAAGGGACGATGTGTCGAATTGTGTTGGCCTCACGCGCAGCCACTTTGAACTCAATGCGGTTGGTGTCTTGCACTGGGAGCGTGTAGCTCAAATTGCTTTCTGTGCCTGACTTGGTCATCCAAATCTTTTGAGGATCGTTGAGCGTGCCTGCAAAGCAGCGGCGCTGCTCAAAGTATGAAACAGCGCCTGGGTAATTCAGTGCGCTTGTAAATGGGTTGGCATAGATTGGCACCGTCTTTGAAAGATCTGGGCCAATGTTGTTGTCATCCACAGTCAGGTCTGTTGTGCTGCCGATGTACCCATAAACACCGCCAACGTACTTGTAGACGTTGTACCTGGCTGCACCCGTTACCGCATTCCAGGTGATCGTGTTTTTTGCGCCGGTCACATAAATGTTGTTGGTGATAGATGCAACATCAGACCCAGCGCTTTCACCAATTTGATCTTCAGTGACGGCTGTCACTTTGTATCGATGGTTTTCGTATGTGTCTGCGTTGATGTTGGCAGAAGCCGGTATAGACCTGGTTGCTGTAACGCCCGTGGGCGCGGCAATGGGTGACCCAAAATTGATGGTGTTCACGCGCCAGTCTGAGGCACCATATCGGCGCAACTCAATCGGCGCATGGTTAGGATGAACAATGGTCAGAATGTCTGCTGACTGCACATAGTGGATATCGAACAGCTCGGCCTCAAGATAATTGTTTGGGATCTCATAGATACCGGCAGGCATTGCATACCAATAGGTCGCGTTTGGCGGTGTTTGGTTGGTGCTGGCTGCAATGGCATAGTAGGACACACCGCCTTGCAAGACCTTGTTGCCTTGCGTGTATGCGGTGCCACTGTTCCATGCTGATGGTGTGGCGTATGACAGTGTTGCGCCCTGGGTGTGAAATCTGAAATAGCCCTCACCAATCTCGATCACCATGGTTTGCGTTGTCGAAAATGTGAAGTTGATCAAGCGCGTTTTTTTTGCGCTGGTCTTTACCTCACGAACCAAAGCAAAGCCAGGCCTGTTTTGCGCTGGGCCTTGTGGCGTTGCAATGAAGTTACGCATTGTCGAGGCACCGGCCTGGAACTTGTTGTCATCGATACGGCCAAACATTTCCGGCGACAGTTCGCCGCCAGCAAATGATCTGTTCAGCGTTCTGGTATTGGCCATGTGTTATCTCCCTGCCGTCCATGGAACGATGTGTTCCATGTTGATTTTCCGTTGCGTGTTGTCGGCGTTCTGAGCTTGAATCAAATATGCTGCCATGATCTGGTTGCAGCGCTTGCTTTCAGCTTGGCCAGCATCACCTTTAAGCACTGGGCCAGCCAGCATACCAGCAAGGTGCCAAGACAATGTAAGTGTGAACAACGCAGAAAACTTGCTGGTGTCTGTGACGTATGCGCTGTATCGGCACAAAGCATCTTGCACGTTGGTGTAGATCACATTGTTGCCAAGCGCATCGGTCTCCAAAGAAAATGGCTGCGGCACATATTGGCCAGCAGATACGGTCGGAGAATAATTGCCTTGCCACCCTGGGTTATCTGAAGCAGATGCCCTGGTGACGTAATCGTTTTGCGCGTCTGGCGAGATGATGGCCACAACGTCCATTGCATCGGCAGGCAGCGCGTAGCAGTAATCCCATTGGCTCACAGGGTTTGTGACCAGCGCTAGGGTTGCGCGTTTGCTGGCAAAGCTCCAGGCGTACATCTCAAGCAGAGTGTCGCGTGCAACCGGATAAAAGCGTGCAGCGTGTTCAGCTTGTGCAGACCCCTCCGGCGGCTTGATACTCGCGATTGTTGCGTTGTCACCTAAGTGCGCCAGCGCCAGGTTGCATATATCGACTTCTGTTGCCATCGAGGCCTCCTAAATTAAAAAGGGGGAACCACGGTTTCCCAGCGGCTCCCCCACGGTTCGAGCAAAAGACAGTTGATTAGACTGACTATGCCTTGTGCAAGGATTTAGCGCGGGTGTTTTTTTCCTTTGGTGCTTCCGCAACAACGGGTTCAACATCCTTGCTGGCCGCACCGTTTACAAGCTCAAGGTTTGTATTGGTTGGGCCGTTGTATTCAAACACTTCATCAGCAGCACGAATTGCATTGGCGACAAAGCATTTAACTTTTGCACGGTACATAGCCATATCAGTCTCCTATCCTTAACTTACAGCAAAGCCAGAAGCGTAGAACTTCTTGCCGTCTTGGATGTTGGTCACAACGTCAGCGGTAACTTTACCGGCAGACATGGTGCCAACGACAGTGTAGCGTGCGCCCAGGTAACGCTGGCCTTTAGAGCCAATGTTAGGACTGATTGCCACGGCCACATTTTTGCCAAGGGTCAAGGATGCCAATGGGATTGCGGCAGAAGACGAAATCACAGTAGGCGTACTCAAGTCGGCATTGGCAGAAGAAACGACTTCAAAAGCAATGCTGGTGCCGCCTGCAAAAGCAGTGGTCACAGCAAAGTTCATAGTCAAGTCAGTGCCTTGGCCAATGTCTTGAGCAATGCCCAAGTCAATGGTGTCGGTTGAAAATGCAGTAGTAGTAACTGCCTGGTCTGTGCTTACGCGCAGATTTTTATCGGTAATCATGTTCAGTTCTCCTTAGTTGATGATCGGTTAAACGACACGGGATTCAGTGTTGATCAAGCTATCAACGCAGCGGAGAGGAACACCCTGGAACGACAACCATGCGGTTGGCATACCAAACTGGCCCAAGCCTTCGTTGATCTTCAAGACGTACTGAGACTTGTCCAATGCCGCGACTGACAGGCCAGAGTGAACAGTGCGGTTCATGTAGAACGCAGCACGGCCCATTGCCATGTTAGGAATGCGGTACAACGCACGCGCCATCAACTTAATGAGTGCGGTGCCAGCAGAAGCAGCTTGGCTTCCAGTCTGGGCCAACAAGTCGCTCACATCGATGTTTGCGATGCGAACAACATAGCGCCAGTCTTTCACGACCAAACCATTTTTCCACTGGTAACGGGTTGCATAAGCCTGCAAGCGAGTGTTGTCGCTGTTGTAGACGGTCTGCTCACCGAGATCTTCATGGATCAAGCCAGCCTTGGAGCCTTTAGGGAATGGGCAGTAGACAGTGTTGTCACCCCAAACCACCAAGAACACCGAGGTGTTGTCGGAACCCGAACCACCAGCATCAAGGATGTTCTGTGCATTGGATGCAGAGAGATCGCTGTAGCGAGGTGCCAAGCCCAAGAAAGTCTTCGGATCAACGCCAGGGTTGCCGTAGAACAGAGTTGTAGCCTGGGTCTGGTTCATTGCTTCCAGGAACGCAGTGTCTTCCGACAAGCGGAATTGAGCTGTGTTGCCATTCAGCATGGCCAAGTCTTTGTCCACTTCGGAACGTGCTTCCAACATACCGCAAGCTTCGTCCACTTGTGCAGTGGTTGATTTGCTTGATGGGATACCTTGGTTCAATGCACGCCAGTAAACACTTGGCAGGCCAGTACGAACAACCACACGTTCACCGGTAGGCAAGTTGCCTTCCTTGAACACGCAGTCAGACAGGATCTCGTTGGACTGCGAAAGCAGTTCAGCGATGATCGGAACGCGACCATCGGGGTCGCTCCGCTTCGCCCAATCGGCGAGGGTGAGATTGCTAGTTGAGAGAGTAGCCATTTTGAAGCTCCTTAAAGTTTAGTTTGACTGATTTGGATATAGCGCAGACGAATAGCCTGCCATGTCTTTGGGCATCGACCTTGCGGCACCAGACCCTTGAGATGGCCCAACATACTTATCTGTACTGATCGCTTTCCCCGCCCTGTACATAAACCGAATTACTTCGGGATGATTGCCCAGTTTGGATTGGTTTAGCAGCTCTTGCAAAGCCGGTGTACCGAATGCATCCAGTGCTTTCTTGGCAACTGATAGGTTTTCTTGCAGATTAACTCCGCCGTATTCCTTGTCAGCCATAGCCGTGTTGGCCCATTCGGTTTGAATGGCCTGGACTTGTTCGATTTGACGCTGCACTATGGATGGTGCAACTTTGTCAATCACCTTCTGTGCAGCATCCTGCGTAAGGTTGAGTTCCTTTGCTACATCCTTGAACGCACCAAGTACACCGTCATCGAACTTTGCTTCTCTTCCAATTGCTTTTCCAAGCGTGTCGGATTTGAATTCATAGTTCTCAGGCGCACCCAATACGCTTGGGGGCTGGTCGCCAGTTTTCTCAACAGCCTTACCCGCTTCCTGCGGAGGCTGCTCCTGTACTACAGGGGCTTCTTGCTGCCCTTGTCCCACCTTGTCGCCGCCGTAGTAGGCATTGTTGTCGGCAGGGGTTTGCGATGCATCCGCGCTATTGGCTTGGGTGGCTTCTGTCATCTGCATTTCGTTCATCTTTCTGCTCCTTGATCATCGTTGAATAAAGCTCAGGGGTCTGAGTGTGGATCAGCGACAGAATGCGTAGGCCGTAGTTCCTATTACCTTCAGCAAAGCTCATGGCCATTGCGTTGGTGTTGAACGACAATCTAAACACTCCTGCTGTATCCAGAAGTCGCCACAAAATGCGGCGACCCCTCTTGCTACCCATGAGCCACTTGATATCTCCCTCTTCGGTCTCTCGCTCAGATCGGTCGCGGGTCTCGCGATCTTCTTTCTGACGCTCTTGGCCTTTGAGGTCTAATGGATCGTAGTTGCTCATGTTGTTAATTTATCCACGATTGGGCGCGATACGGGTACCATCATTTTTTCTTTTTATCCTTGCCCTGATCTGGATACAGTTTTTCGGCAGCAGAATCTCGCAAGTCTTTGCGGCTTGGCGCACCTTTGCTGCCAGGCTTTCGCATTCTTTCGCCAGATCCATTTTTTATCCGCTCACGTTTAGCATGGATGTTGGCCCACAATCCATTGCCTGCCATGATCAGCTCCCATACAGCATCGTTGATGCATCACTGACCGGACGCGCTGGCTTGTCTGTGCTTTTGTCTTTGCCGTACATGGCTTCGGCTTGGCTGGTCTGACGGTCTTCGCCGGAGATCTCCATGTCGGTAATCTGTAGCGACATGGTCATGTCGTTGCCGCCCTGGGTCTCATAGGCACCAGTTGATTTCACATAGGCCTTGGCCTTGATCATCATGGTGCTGCCGACTTTAGGCAGGGCAGTAATGCCAAGCTTTTCAAGTTGTTCAGCATCTAGGTGCAGGCACAAACCATAAGGGTATGCCGGTTCATCGTATTCGTATTCGCCAGGCATCTCTTCTTTTTCTGGCGCTTGCTTCATGTTGATCATTGTCCTACCTCCACAGCGGATGGGCTACCGTAGCCGCTAAATTGGTTCATCAAATCCATCATCACGTTGGATTCGCCGCCCTGGGTTGGTGCCTGGGATGCGTCCTTCGCTGCTGATGCGCCTTGTTGCATCATTGCCATTTGACTTTGAGCTGCTTGAGCTTCCGCTCGTTTGTTTCTGATCATGGCAACGTCTTTGGTTGCTGTGATCATCTTCGGATCGATCCCAAGCATTTCGCTGTATGCGTCTGCCCATTGATCGCTGTCGAACTTGTCCAATACCTCTGGCTTCATTTGCGCCACCACGCCCAGGTTGCCGATGAATCTGTCAACGCCATTGGTTCCGATAGCACGTTGCGCCTGCGCCAGCATCGACACAAACTCAACATTCAGATCCTGGCCTTGCAGCTCTG